TTACCACCTTGTCCAGCAGTACCATCGTGTCTGTGTCCTGTAGATGATGCGCTACTTGAAGAGTAGCTAAAAGCGTTTAATAGTTGATTATATTCGTTATTAAAAAGCGCAGCAGTTATAGTATCGCCATCTGCTATCGAACTTTGTCTAGTATATGCTTGAGCCATAGTTTATTTCTCTCTTTTTATTATTGTCTGCCTGACGGTCTATAGTTTATATATAATCCATTTATAGTGTATGGAGCTTTTGTATCATTACTAAAAATATTAAAAAAGTTACTGTGACCGCTTCCTACTAATGTATTTCTTACTAAAGGTTGTTCTGGCGCACCAAATATACTTGTACCAAAAATAGTTCCTGAGTCTCCAAATATTGAAGGTGCTTGTGCATTGATAGTTAAGTTATCAGGTTGTGGTCTTTCTGAACTATCATAATCAAATCTAATTCTAAGTTGTGGTTCAATAGTTCCTTCTGGAAATAAAGATACTTTAATGTGATCTAAAGTTTTTAAAGTTCCAAAGTCTCCATAATCAAAATCAGGTGACTGATATTTTGCATGTATATTTGTTTCAGTTCCTGCAGGATTAAAACTATTTCCTGTATCGTGATTATAAACAAATCCAGATCTGTCTCCGTGAAAAGCTTTTTCTACATCTGAAGAGTTAAATCCAGAAGTAACTGCAGGAGCTTGAATACCTTCTACTTCAGACCATTCAAAACCTCTAGAAGTTAAAGTTCCTATAATACCTTTAGAACTAGCAGTAGACGCTGTAGAAGAACTGTAGTACATTCTATATTGAGATTTATCTCGTATTACTACACTACTGTATTCTTGAACTATTGCACTATCAAAAATACTATTAAGTATAGGTTGAATACTCTTACTAATAGTTCCTAACTCTACGTCACCAATTCTTGCTGTACCTGCAACTGTTCTAAAACCATCAGGTGCTAAGAAAATCAAATCACCTGCAAATTCTTGTATAGTCTTACCATCTACACAACCTACGTTCTTTGTAACAGGTACTATTGCTATCGTACTTGAATTATTTATATTCTGTAATTTATAGATTGAATTCCTACAAAATATAAATAGCTCATCACGGAAAGATTTAAGTCCTACTACTTGATCATCTAATACAATACTTCCTGATCCTGAACTTGTAAAATCATCTATATCACTTGTACCACTATAAAAGATTGTGTTTTTTGCTGTAGCTGCACCTGCAACTACTAAGTGTTTATCGTGTATTACACAAAACTTTGGATAGTGTGTTCCGCTTACTGTGATTTCTTTTGCAAAAAAAGTTCTGTTTGTTATATCAGAATCTGTACCTGTCATTTTAAAATAGAAAGGTTTTGCTCCAGATCCTTCGTCAGTAATAATTAACTCACCATATTCTGTATCGCCTTCAAAGATTGCAAAGTGTGCTTTGCTCTGTGAAGTCCTTGTAGAAGTACCACGACCTGTAAAAGCAGTATGATTATCTCCACTTCCTGTTACGTTTGATCTATTAATCTGTAACCAACTGTTTCCATTTTGACTAAAATATATGTTAGTACCTGAACAAGCTACTACTCCATCTGCATATACTTTCAGTCCTAGTATAGCGTTACTGCTATTAGGTCTTGTGCCATCGCCAAACTGACTGTAACCATTTATACGTCTGTATCCACCTTTAGTCGATACTTCAAAATTTGTTAATATTGTAGCTTTTCCTGGAGTTTTTAAAAGTTCTAATGCGTTACTTGACTTATCTAGCCCTCCTTGCAATGCTACTGAAAAGGGTTGTGAAGCTGCCATTAGAAATAAATCCTATCATCTGTCATATTTTTAGGTTGAGGATTAATTAAATTAGATTTCATAGACTTCATACCTTTTTTATAATCATCTAAAGCAAAAGCCGCTTGTTGTAAATTTTCTTTAAACTGATGAACATAATATCTAATTCTAGCTAACACAACAGAAGCATATTGATCTGGTAAAGCAATAGTATCATCATAAGAAGAAAGTTCTGTAGGTTTAGCATAAGCATAAAAATATACGTTATATGCTTTATCAGGTATAGGACTAAGACCAAACTTTCTATGATCAGGGCTTCTTATAACGTAACGAGGCTCTCCGTGATTTTGAGTATCTGCATCATCTGCATTTTCTCTATCTCTTCTATATCTTTTCCAATCTGATAAAGACATAAACTTTAACCCTCTTGATACATAAGGAGCTGATTCTCCTGATACTCCTATTGTCGTAATATAAAAATCATCCCAATCTATAGAAGCATAGTCTGTAGTTATATCAGAGCTTCCTGCTTTGAGCAGATACCATCTTGTTCCTGCTACAGTTTCTACATTTACATTACCATAAAAAGGATCTGTACCTCCACTTGCTGCAACAGCAAAAAAAGGTAATTGAGGTTCTGCATTAGCTATATCATTTAAAGCTCTATTAGTAGCTTCTTTAACAAAAGCTTGTATTCCTACAGCACTTGAAAAGTTAGACGAGGTTAGTTGAACTTCATTTAATTCTCTAAGAGCTTCATTAGCTAATGTTAAGTATGTAGTCGCCATTATTTACCTTTTTTAGTTTTACCAAATATTCTATCGTAGTTATCTAAATAATTTTGTTTTGCTGTACCAGAGTAAGCACTTCCTAACATTCCTAAAACTCTAGTACTTTTTTTCTTTTTAAATCCGTTAATAATCATCGGATTTTTATCATTACCTATTTGTGGCATTTATCTTTCCTTTAAAGAAAAGGGGGTTTTTACACCCCCAAATCTATTTAGTCGATACCGTAGAAAGCAGAAACTAATGCTTCAGGACGGAGTACTTTAGAACCATATACATGGAGTCCTCGTACTATGTCACCAAAGCTATCAGGATCTCTGATTACTTCAGTACTTGTAATTGTCTGAGCAGTAGCTGTAGACGACATGTGACCAGCAATACATTTACCAGCAGCATTAGATGTTGCAGCAATATTGTTTGATTTGTACATATCGAATCCACGCAACTTACCAGAAGTTACTAGACCATTTCTAATAGAACCTTGACCTGCGTTAAAATCAACAGACAAAAGTTTTGACGATGAACTTGCAAGAACTTCATAGAAGTCAGGGGATGCTAAGAACCATCTTCCTTCTTCTGGGATGTTTTGCTCATCCATTAAACGAGCCATATGTGACAATACATCAATAGGATCGTGTTCACTTGCTGCAAAACCTATGTCAAGATTACCAGTACCGTCAAATGTTCCTGCCGCTAAGTCAGTAGCGTTGTCAGAACCAAGAATATGGTTAGGACTTGATGCAGAGACACCTGCGAACATAGTAGCAATTACACCTTCATCATAAGCATCACGAAGAGCGTATGCTGCAGATGAACTAGCTACTTCTTTAAAGTTCACGTGAGACATAGAAGTTTCGATGTCATCAACGATAAATTTAAATGCGTTAGCTGTATCAACTACAAGAGTCAACTCTTGATCAGTTAATTTAGTTGCTGTAACGTCTGCGCCACGTTCATACTGGTACACAGTTATTTCAGGTTCTTTTATAATCTTTACGGAATCTCCGAAAGCGGCAATCTCACCAGCATAATCTGTGTTGGTTATCGCTTCTACAACTGAAGCCTTTCTAAAGAAGTTAAGAACCTTTTTAGAGTAGACTGCAGGAAGAAAAAACGAATTAGTTTGACCACTTACGGAGTTCGCAAAGTTAGCGTTAGTATCGGTACTTGGTTCAAAGTACTGATCTGATTGGTTATAAGCCATTTTACTTCTCCATTATCAAATTAAAAGTTATTGTTTTACTACTCTGCCTTCGTGAATTGCTCGTCCAATTTCTTCTTCGTACTTATCAAATTCAGCAATAGACATCCTAGCAATTTCCTGTTCAGTCCAAATCTTCTCCTGCTTTGGTTCAACCGCAGTTGTTTTAGTTGAAACCATATCTGCAGCAGTTTTTCTGGACTGTTTCTTTTTAGGCTTACTAGCTTTAACATCTAATCCAACATCACGCTTATATAAATCTAAAGCACGACTTGCAAGATCTCCATCACTAGCATTTTTATATATCCAGTCTTGAATTGATTGAGGTTGTTCTTTAGCCCACGAATGGAACTCGTCACTATTCTTAATCTCTTCAAAGTCAGGATGATTATTCATCAACCTTTCCTGTGCTTGTTTAGCTAGAAGTTCTGTTTCACGTTCTTGTAATGCAGCTAATCGTTCTTCTAGAGTTTTAGTTCTTTCAGAACTTTGCATATGTGCTACAGTTTCTACCACTTCATACACATCTGGATATTGCTCTCTAAACTTTTCTAAGTCCTCTGGAGACTTTGGAGCTACATAGTTTGTTCTGTTTTTAGCAGCTTCTTCTAGTAGTTCTTGTTCTCTAGCTTTAAACTCATTAAGTTTAGAATCGTAATGTGTTTTCAAATCATCATATCTTTTTTTGTAATCAGGCTTACTATAGGGTTTATCTTTAGTAGCTTGTTTACTTTGCTTTGATTCTTTAACTTCTTCTTTAATCTCTTCTTGTGGTTGAGGTTCTTGAAAAAATAAACCATCATCAGCAGATACAAATTGTTTTTCGTCTTGCTTATGCCATTCCTTTTTAGCGTTATAAGGATTAGCGTCTTTCGCTTGTGTTGCCATATCTTACTCCTACTCAGGGCTTTCTAAACAAAGTAGCTGCTTATGCGCATAGCAGGGTTTGTTTTTGTAAAGGTAGCCTTTCGGTTAATGTTGTGATAAAGGGCTTAGTAAACTAAGGTAGCTTTATCGTTTATTGCATACGAGGGTTTACAGACATCATACCTTTTTTGATTTCATCTTCAGCTATATCTTCATCTATAGGCTTTCCAAATCTATCAACTTTAGGTTCTTCTTCTACTTCACCACCCATCTGCATATCCTGTCTCATAGCGTCTGCTTCAGCTTCGGCATCTTCCATCATACTTTGTAATCTGTCTGCGCCTATTTGCTCTGTAGCTTTTGCTGTAAAGACAAACTCACCATCCGATAGCCTTGCAGGTATCGAATCGGAGACTCCAGAACCTGGGCCTTCAACTGGCCCTGATCCTGCGAATTCCATAGCTGTATCCATAACTTTATCAAACATTACGCTTAGTTCTGGATCAGCTTCTAATTTAGTCATTAATGTTGTTTCTTCTTCTAGAGATAAAGATTGATCTATAATAAAATCTAAATATTCATCTTCCATTTGTTCGTCAGGCATCATATCCTGTTCTTGCTCTTTCATCATAGGCTCTTCTTCTGTAGACATTAGCATAGCCATTTGAGCATCTACATCTCCACCTTCTGCAAAAGGTGCTTTATATCCTTCTTCACCTTCATAAAAATCTCCTCTTGCTAATCTTTCTTTTTCCATTTGAGGGAATTTTTTTTCGTATTCTTTACGTTTTGCGTCTTCTTCAATTAACCTTTTTTGAAGTTTTTTTAGACTAAGTAGCATTTCTACTTCTTCTTTACCGGGATGTCGTTTTAAAAATTTTCTAACATCTTCTGCAGTATCTAAAAATTTATCTACAAAAGAAGGAGGTGTTTTTTTTACACTATAATCAACATATATATTACCTTTTGAATCTTGTGATAATGTATTCCAATTAGGATTAATTCTTTTTTTTGTTTCTTCAAAAGAACTGAAAATTTGAGAGTTATCAGAATTGGCAATTAAAATTTTATCATCTACTTTTACTTCTTTTCCTTTTTGATAGCCCATTCGCTCTACAACTTCTTTACCTTTTTTTCCGCTTTTAGCTAAAACTTCTAAACCTTCATTAGGATATGTTTTTACTTCTTCACCTTTATTATAAGTATAACGAGTCTTTGCAGGTTTCATAGTTTTTACACTCTTCTTTTTTTTCTTATTAGGCATAATTTAATCTCTATAACTTAATACTTGTTTAACTGTTTCACGAAGTTGGATTAATCGTTCCAGAGAATTGATCCTCCCCTGGCTGCGGTATATTTCCAGTTCCGATGTTGCCACCGCCAGTACCTGTAACTCCAAGTTCTTGAGGTGTTTGAGGTACTCCTCCAGCTCCTTCCATTGTTTGGGGTTGCTCATTAAGGGGTTGAGCTTCCTCGCTTGTGTTTTGTCCAGCATTTTGCATACCTATTATTTGAGCCATAATAGCTGCTTCTTCAGGATCGTTGAGTATTTCATCAGGATCTAAATCTAAGCTATAGGCTAGTTCACTTATTAACTTAGAAATTTTAACAAAAGGAGCAATAGCAGGACTTTGTGCAGTTTGTAAGAACATAGTTAATCTTTGTGATCTTACTTCTTTCTGCATAAGACTGTTTGTTCCAGAAGCATTTATTTCTAAATCGCCTTTAACATCCATATCACCTTCAAAGAACTGCATGTTCCATTGAAAGTAAGCTTCCCCCAAAGGCTTCAATAAAAAGTCATCTAGGTTTTTAACAACAGTTTTAATATTTAAACTCGCTGCACCTAATAGCATTGACATTCCAGAAGCTGTCCTTGTCATACTCTGAACACCTGTTTGTCCGTGTGAGTATGATGGTATTCCTGTTTGTTCATCTGCAAGTTGTCTAAACTTGTCAAACATCATCATATTTTCATTAGATGTGTTTGGAAACTTTAATCCGTGTATAGCTTGACCAGGCATCCCTGCTTGTCTGCGGAATATTTTTCCCGGATATATCTCCATCGACTGTCCACCTACTAAAGCAGACTCATCAATATCAAAGACTACAGAGCCTGATAGAGCTAAGTTATCTACTGCCATCCTTGCGTGACCATTCATCACTTGTTGGCTATCGTCCATATTTTCTGCTACTCCAATA